GCTACAGCACTCAGCGCATTTGTGATAATACTCATATCGCACCTCTGATTAAATTTTGCACAGTATAGCCTATCAGCACATTACAACCGCCATCGGCTACTGTGTTGATGTTGAATGGCCTGTAACCGTGCCGGATAAAAAAGCCGCCGTGTTTGCGCGAACCAGATAGGCTATACTGTGCAAAATTTAATCAGAGGTGCGATATGAGTATTATCACAAATGCGCTGAGTGCTGTAGCGCAGCGAATGGGATTTTTAGGCCAATTCTTCGGTGGTGGGTTGGATGCTAAGCGCACTACTGCGTGGGCAACATACGGCTACCCAGATCACATCGAATTTGCTGATTACTACAAGGCATACTCTCGCACAGGGTCAGGGCATGGATCGGTAAATAAACTGATTGCGAAGTGCTGGGAGAATCAACCTAAAGTTTATGAAGGCTCTGATGAACAGTCTGATGATGCACGCAAGCAGACCGCGTGGGAAAAGGAAGTAAACGACCTCTTAAATGATCCAAAGTTGCTCACATTCAAGCGCTTGGTTGAGTTTGACCTATGCCAAATGGTTGGACATTACGGCGCATTAATTTACCAAGTTGCGGATGGTCAAAAATGGGATCAGCCACTTAAAAAAGGTAAGCTGGTTCGATTAATCCCCGCATTTGAAAGCCAAATAGAGCCGAGCGCATGGGATGAAAACGAAGCGTCGCCTACGTTTGGCTTTCCAACTATGTACAACTTCACAACAAGCCGTGATTTGAATAACGGCACTAGCAACAAGCAAGCGCAGAAAACTTACCAAGTCCATGCAAGCCGGGTTCTAGCTACGGCATGTTTGAAGGAGTGCCAAAGCTTCGCGCTGTTTACAACGACCTTGTGGACTTCGAAAAAACACAGGGCGGCGGCGCTGAGTGCCAGCTTAAAAACTCAAGCCGCCCAGTGGTAATTGAGTTTGATGGACAGGCCGACCCTATTCATGCGGTAAATGCAGGGCAGGCGGCGGCAGGTGAGCAGCCAGCAAATCCTGCAGACGTATTGAACGAGCAATTTGCAGCACTGAATAAAAACATTGATTCAGCTGTGGTTATTCAAGGGGGCAAGGTTCAAACATTGCAATCACAAATGAGCGACCCAAGCCCTTTGTGGCAGATCATTGCCAATTCGTATTGTGCTGGGTTCGGTATCCCATTTACTGAGCTATACGGGCAAAGAACGGGCATTCTGGCTGGTGACCAAGACAAGGCGTCGTGGAATAAGAGCTGTAAAGCGCGTCAGTTGTTTGAATGCACGCCGATGCTGTACGAGTTCTTGTTGCGAATGATGGCTATGGGGCAAATATCAAACGCCACTAATTTCCGCATTGAATGGCCTGATTTGTCAGCCGCAAGCGATAAAGACAAGCTTGAAAACGGCAAATCGCTAATGGAAATCAACAAGTCAGCGCCAGCAGCCGGGCAATCTGCACCATTCGACGAAAACGAAGTGCGCGTGGCATGTGGCTATGCCAAAAAAACAGACTTCCCTACAAATGAAGGCGGCGATGTCTCTCAAATACCGTAACCCAATTGTGCCGAGCAGCACGACTAACCCGACAGGAACAGGGCGAATCCTTGCGAAGGCAGATAAGGAAATAGAGCGGCGCATTGCCTGGCTGACTGATGAGGTTGTCGCGCTGTTTGAGGCGATACCATCGTACGCGGCCAATGCGAGCGCTGAGGATATCGGGCTGTACGTTTACGGGCTAACCGCCGATCAAATGCTTCTACTGCAAACCACGCTGGCGCAGGTGTCGTATAAGTGGCTAGTGAACGGACTGCCGAAAGGGGGCTTCTGGTTCGAGACACTAACGCAAGAGGCGGCAGGGCTGGGGCTGGCGCAATCATCGGCCAATCTATCGAACCTGTCGCCAGTGTACGCGGCAGAGCGACCTATTGAAGCGGTGATATACTCGCAACGCTACATTCAATCCACGGCGATGGCGGTAACACGCGATTACTCACATTGGAATGGACTGTCTGACGAAGCCAAGACGAAACTGTCCGGCGTGATTGCTGATGGCGTGGCGCAGGGTAAAAATCCTCGTGCTGTGGTGACCGACATCAAAGATTCTATCGGTGTGACGCGCAGCAAGGCCAAGCAGATCGCGCAGACTGACATCACAGGAACATTACGGGAAACGCGATGGGCGGAGAGCGACGCTGCTAGTAAAGACTTCGGGCTAGATATTCGGCTGCTATGGTCATCAGCTTTAAAAGCAACCACACGCCAAAATCATGGGGTTAGGCACGGTAAAGTTTATACTGTTGATGATGTGCGAGCCTTCTACTCACGCGATGGCAACAAGTATAATTGCTACTGTGCGCAGACAGAGGCGTTAGTGGACGAAGAAGGCAAGCTAATGGCATCGGACACGCTAAAGCAGGGCATGGCACGGCAGCGCGATACTTGGGATAAACAGCACGACAAGGAGAAGTAATATGGCTTCAATCGGAAAAGTATCCATTGACTTGACTGTTCAATTCAAGTGGTGGGTTAGTCCTGCAATGTATTTGTGCGCATTTTTATTGCTGTTTATGCCCAAAAATCAGCACGATAGACACATAGTTCGCATGTCAAAGATGATTGCAAAATACGGCATAAAGTACACTGTAAAATAATTTCACACACAGCCGCGTAATTGCGGCTTTTTCTCTTGCGTTATTTTATGGCTAGGTATAAAGTGGCTTATCGAAACCAAACAGAGAAACGAAATGATGCGGCCACTAACCAAAGAGCAAAAATTAATCTTGTCAGGATTTACTGGCGTACTAATGTGTGATTTTTCAGATTTGCACGAAGATATTGAGCGGCGCTTAGGTTACGCGGTTTTTACTCATCAATTTGGAAATGAAGAATTCATGGGGGTAATTAAGTCAATGTATCGGGATGAATTCTTGGAGCTTTGCAAATGATCGACACTAGCCGCGCTGCATACGAAGCGTATTGCGATGCAGAAGGGATTGACACAGGCCGGACAGATGCGCACTGGATGGCGTGGGCGAAGATAGCGAAAGAGGCCGCGCTATATCGCTTTATCCGTGATGATTTGTATAGCCATGACTGCCAAAATGATTTTAATAAGCTGGCAGGTCTGCATGGTGGCGCGTTTGATAGCTTGATTGAATTGGAGTATTGCAAGCATCATCAAGTCAATGACGATGGTAGCGTGATCCTTGTGGATGACCAATTCAAACGACGAAAGGTTGTTAAGATTTACGACAACTACAGCACAAAAAATAATGCAGACGATAATCTAAGTGACTTTAAAGATGGGCAGTGGTGGGTCGATGAGTTGGATTTAATATCGAAAATTGGTCAAGACCGAACCTTGACAATAACTCAAAATTTGATTCGTGCCGTTGCGGTCGTTCACAACTTATTGCAAGTAATCGAAAAATCAGAGGGTATTAATGAAAATTAAATGCGCCCACTGCGGCAAAGAGCAGGATTCATCAGATTTACCGCAGCACCGGAAAAAGTATTGTAATAACTTATGCCAAATGGCGGCTTATCTTAAACGCAAGAAAACTAAGCAATCGGAGAAATAACATGGAAAGCCAAGCAATCGTTTTAATCGTCGCGTTCCTCTACTTCATTCCGTGGATTGTAGCGCTACGCAATAGCCATCGCCACGCTACGGGGATTTTTCTGCTTAATTTGTTTCTTGGATTTACTGGTATCGGCTGGCTCATTGCGCTTATTTGGGCGGTAGTATCGCCGCAAGAGCCGCAATCCGACACCGACCGGATGATTGAGCTGTTTGAGAAAATGGAAGCGCTTAAAGCTCCGAAGGATGGTGCGAAATGAAACGAGCACTAGAGCTGGTTCAGCAGTGGGATCAAAACCAGCCATTCAGCTATGAGGCTACTGTGGATATTGCCGAGGCAATGGCGCGTGAGATCGTGAAGATGGCCGATGAAAAAAAAGGCGAGATTTTATCTGTAAATTTTCAGGTGGATCACGCCAAAATTAGCGCGGTAAATACCGCAATTAAATATTTAGTGAAGGACAATAAAATGAAAACACCACGCAAACACGCCGAGCTGATTCATCAATTGGCAGATGATGATTCGATAGAAATTGAGTATTACAACGAATCGTTAGGAAAGTGGTGTGATGTCTGGGCTGCGTATAAAATTTTGGAAATGCCAAGTTTTGAATACCGCATCAAGCCAACAAAGCCGAGCATCGATTGGTCGCACCTTGGTGATGAGTTTGTGCAGATTGCTATAGACCAAAACGGACAATCGTTTGCTTTTACTAGCGGTCAGTTAATTGCATTAGAAGATTATTGGAAGTGTACTGACACAACTAAATTCGCAAGTCTAGAAGGCTTTAAATCATTCAAGCCCGGCACATGCGACTGGAAAGACTCGCTAGTGCAGCGGCCTAGCGAGGGGGAGAAATGAAAAAGCAGCGTGGATATTTCAATATTGATTTTGGCGGTGCGATTATTGGCATGGGCATTATAGGTGTAGTAGTTGGTGCGGCTCTATTTGCCGCTGCATCATGGGGTTGGCCTTATGTTAAATCGTTTATTCATACGATAACAGCATAAGGCAATAAAATGACCTTTATCGAATCCTTGCTACTCATCACCAATCTGCTGATTATCTTTCTGTGCTACTTGAACCATATAGGGATTAAGCTGCTGATGAAGATTGTCGAAGCGATGGTGAACCAGAAAAATCAACGGTTGACGCCGAACTACCCGCGCCCTGATGCGCCGCCAGTACCGCCACGCAAGCCGCCAAAGGAGTTTTGAATGAACCCATACCTTAAAATGCACCCTGCTTACGCGGCAGCAAAAGCGCAAGGAATGACAGATGATGAATTTGCCGCGCTATATAGAAAAAGCAGATTGAAAGAATCAAATTATGCGCTTGATCAAATGAAGACGCAGGCAGGAGTTGAGAGAGAGGCACTTAGCTTTAAGAGTCCACCACAGAAACCATGACCATCAAGCCCGTTAATTCGGGCTTTTTTGCGTCCATTCCATAGCGAAAAACAATCAAACTTGCATAGTTGATTAAGTTTTGTTATACAATAGGCAAATGAAACTTTTGATGGTGCGCTATGCGTAAACGCCTGAATATTTTGACGACAGTCAACGCGAAGAATGTGAGCCGGAAAGATGGCATTATCACTATTCGCGACGTTGTGCCGATTGTCGAAAATATCTGCATGAATGGATTGCTATACCCTGCTGAGGAAGTAATTAAGGCTTACCCGTCATTGGAACAAGTTACAGCGCCTGCAGGCCACCCGCAAGACATGGAAGGCAATTTTATCAGCGCCAAAGCTGGCGAGGCGCTGTCTAAGTCATACATCGGCGCGTACGTTCACAATGCGCGTCACGCGGACGGCGTTACCTACTGCGATATTTCTGTAAACGTCGATCAAGCCAATGCGATGGAAAAAGGGCGCGAGCTTATTTCTCGCCTTGATGCTGCGTTGAATGGTGAAACGGTAGAGCCTATTCATGTGAGTACGGGTCTATACCTGAACAAGATCGCGGCAACAGGCCATAGCAAAGGCAAAGCGTACACTGGTATCGCTACCAACATCACTTACGACCACCTAGCTATCCTATTGGATCAAGTCGGCGCTGGCACTCCTGCTGATGGCGTTGGCATGTTCTTAAATGCTGAAGGCGCACAAGAGCAAGTCGAAACCGTAACCCTAGAATTAAATCAGAATAGCGGCGGCATTATCGAGAGCGTGAAAACCGCGCTACTCAATGCGCTCTCGCTGTTCGATACCACAATCAACCATATTCCCGACGCTGGGGAAATGGTAGACCAAGGCGACACCGCCGAACAAACCACCAACAGTGAGGAATCACAAATGAAAGAGCAAATTTTAGCCGCGCTCAATGCGGCAGGTGTAGGCGTTGAGGGGCTGACAGATGCTCAAATCCTCGCTGCTTACAATTCACTCAATGCCAAGCCGTTGCAAGAACAGCTTGCTGCTGCCAATGCCAAGGTTGCTGAAGGCGAAGCCAAAGAGCGCGAAGCGGTGCAAACCGAAGTAAACGCACTGGCTGACAAGCTCGCCGCAAACGCAAAAGGGTTTACTGTTGAAGACTTTAAGTTGATGCCAGTTGCTCGCTTGCGTGAACTAGCGGGTAACGCACAGGCCGCGCCGATCATGCTAGGCAATCAGTCTAGTGGCTCTGAAAAACAAACATACGACTTACCAGACTAAGGGGCAGGAAATGGCTAAGAACAAAATTTTCGTGGGTTCTGCTGAAAATAACACGCCGATTATCGAAGAAGCACTTGCTGCTGCGACCATCACGCCGGGCAATTTGATCGTTCGCAATGGTTCTGGCGCATTCATTTTGCACGCTGTCAACGGCACTATGGCTGCTGAAATGCAAACGTATTTCGCTGGCTTGAAAATTCTGGATGGCACAGCAACAACTTACGCATCGGGCGAAACGGTTTTTGCACATCGTCCGCAATCTGGCGAAACCTATCACGCGCTTGTTGTGACTGGTCAAACAATCGTCAAAGATTCACCACTCACATCAAATGGCGCTGGCTTGCTGAAAATCGCAACGCTCGGTACTGACTTCGTGTTTGCGTATGCAGATGAAGTAATCACAACAGCCGCGACGACTCTCGTACGCGTAAAAATCGCATAAGGGGCGCAATATGTCTTTCATTTTTACTAATAGCGCGTTAGAGAAATCTCAAGCGCTTCAATCGCAATGGAATGGTGCAGTTAGCCGCCGCAATGCCGCCGCAATGCAAAACGACATGCTTTACCCGATGGAGCGTGATGTTCTGCTGCATGAGTTTAAGCTGAATCAAGCTGCGCGTTTGCCAACTGATGCGTACCGAGATATCGACGCACGAACTAAGCAGCTAATGACGGGTGATGAAGGCGGTGTGATTCTTAACGATTTGATGCCACTAGCGCGAGCTGTGTCCCTAGGTAAAATCGTCGCCGAGTATCGCCGAGTATCTGACTCAGGCAATGGTCAGTCTTCAATCGGTGGCAATTTCTCCAAAAACATGGATAAAGCCACTTATGATTTTGAGGGTGGGCTGGTTCTGATTCATGAAGACGCATTTGGCCGTGATTTCCGCGAGTTTGCTGCAATGCAATCAGAGGGGTTTGATGCGCTAGTTGACGATCAAGCAAACTCAGTTCGTGCTGTTCGTAGACTGCTTATTGGTCACATGGTAAACGGTGTGCCAAACGTCAATTACAAAGGTGCAACAGCAGACGGCATCAAAACCAAGGCTTTAGCGCTTGATCTTGACGCGTCTGGCGTAAACGTTGACTTAACTTCATCAACGCTCACTTATGCAGATGCCGAAAAAGCAATCATTGCGGCGCTTACTTTGATCCAAGGAACAAACAACGCCGAAGGCAATGTTACTTTCTACGTGTCAAACCAAATCTGGTTCAACCTGTTGAAACGCACAACGAATGACGGGGCTTTCCGCACATTCCACGAAGCATTAAGCCTGATCGCTGGCGTCGCCTCAATTAAACGCACATCAGATTCAACGTTGCTAACTGGCAATCAATTTATTGCTGGTATTTTGTCTGATCAGTACATTCAGCCGATTGTTGGAATGGCAGTAAACACAGTGCCTATTCCACGGATGCAGCCTTGGGCTGCGCATAACTTTGTAACTTGGTCGGCGGCTGGTATCTTGATTAAATCTGACTCCGCAGGCCGCAAAGCTTGGGTATATGCCCGGGCAATTCCGTAATAACTAACGGGCGGGGAGACTCGCCCATTTTGGAGTTAGATAATGGCTAAGTACATTTACAAAGCAAACGTTTACGGTATTGGCGGTGAAGTCATTCGTAAAGCTGGAACGTCAGTAAACATCAAAGATGAATCGACTGTTGATCCGGCGTTGTTCTATCGCGCAGAAGAACAAGATGAACCTGCGCCAGAAAAGCAGCTTGAAGTAGCAACACCTGATCCAGAAAAAGCCACTAAAGCATCAAAATAGGCTGAATAGTTTTATTCTGATCGCCAGTGCTAACCCGCTGGCTTTCAAAATCTAATTAAGGGCGCATAAAATGGCACAGACATACGATTTCAAAAACGCGCAGAATGGCTCGGTTATTCCTGTTGCTGACGGTGATTTCTTTACTGAATTGATGCGACAAGACCACGTTATCGGCCATTTTTATGTTGAGTTTTTCAGTGATGCAGCGGGGAATGTTCCGGTCTCACCGACGGCAGGAACGCTCAAAGTAAATTGCTCTCCGATGGGGAGAAACTACATTGCAAATGGTGAGGTTACGATCAATGCCATTGATTGTGGATCACCAAATAGCAATTATGACCCTATTGTTTTTGAGGGAGAGGCCGTGAAAGCGCGAGTTACTCTTTCTGGTATTGCTGGAGCTGCGTATATGCGCGCACACATGTGGAGAGTCTGATGTACCCGAGCAAATGGTTTCCTAACGGCTTGTTTTCTGGCATCCGCGCAATGACTACGCAAAGCTACGTTGAGGCTAATGTAAAAAATGGCGTGCAGTATGAATTGGCGCTTGAGGCGTTGGCAGTTCTTGCAAATGGGAATGTTGATACTTTATTTACTACTGGTAATGTTCCTGTTTTAGTAAAAGCGCGACAAATCTCATTTAACGGGATAAAAGTTGAGGCGCGAGTTTACCGATCGCCTACATTTAGCGGTGGGTCGGTAGTACCTTATTTTAATCTAAACGATCGCAATCCAGTAGCTGGAACTGTTGTAATTCGAAGCGGAGCGACTATTTCGGCTGTTGGTACAGAATTTGGCGCGCCGACATTCGCATACGGGTCAGAGGGGCAGGGGAATTCCGTGATTAGTACATTTCAATTGGCCGGATCAGAGCGATTACTTGCGCCAAATACCACATATATGCTTCGTGTTACAAACAAAGATACATCAGCCAAAAATATCGCGGCATATTTGACGTGGTATGAGGGCAATACGGACTTGCCAAAATGATTACAGCAGATCAATTAAACGAGTTCTTAGCACAGTATGGCGTTAGCTTGCCCAGCTTTGTCGTGGATGCGATTGTATGCCAACTTGCAACGATTGCGCCGTGCATTGATGCGAATTACGACCCATGCACAGCTGTATTGATCTATGCGTACGCTGGCGCAATCTTGGCGGGCAATACAAGCACTCGCCGCGTCAAGTCGCAGGGCGCGCCATCCGGCGCTTCGCAATCGTTTGAATATGGAACTTTAGATTTCACATTGTTGCGCCGCAATCTAAAGGGGATTGACACCTTCGGCTGCACGACTGATTTAATCGGCGCTGATCCGGCAAACAACAGCTTCTTTCGCGTGATTGGTGGTTGCTGATGAGTAACGCTGCGAAATGGTCTTATAAGTTTGACATAACGATTTGGCCGAATCTTGGTATTGATGATTGGACTGGCGTTACTTCATGGGGCGCTCCGGTCGTATTCAAAGGTGACTATTCGGCAGAGTCGAAAAAGATGGTATCGGCTGGCGGCAATGACTTTGTGTCGAAGCAAACGATTTACACCGAGTACGCGCTTGCGAAAGAAGGCGATATGTTGCTGATCGGTAACAGCACAGAAGTTGACCCGCTAATCGCCAATGCGCAAGAGGCTCGGCTGGTGCTGCGATATGCCGATACGCTTGAGGCTGGGCTTGAAGATTTCATGTTGGTGACGTGATGGCTACGCAAAGCGATATTAATCAGAAGTTTGGCGAGTTCACTAAGAAAGGCGGCGCTGAGGTCAGGAATAACCTTGCGCAATTCATCACGAAGCAAGAGATCAAAGCCGCTGCCACGATGATTAAATGCACGATATTGATAGCCACCGAGGCCAGCTATTTAACGCCGATTCACACAAGTAAATTACTCAACTCGCAGTATCGAGGCGTTAGCAAGGAAGGCGCAAAGATTAAAGGCGTGATCGGTTATGACGCAGACTATGCCGGATATGTTCACGACCCAGCAGTAAAGCAGGTTTTTGTCCGTGACAGCGCTGAGAAAGAGTTTTTGCTTAAAGGCGCTGAGCGTGCAAGGCCATTGATTGACAGGGTAATCAAGCAGGCGATGAAAGTATGAATATTGCAGATAAGTTGCGCATTTGGTTTGAGGATCACGATATTTTTCCTGCTGGCTATCGAATTCAGTTTGGCGTGTGGAAAGCTGGCAGCAACGCGCAAGATAAATACGTTGTGATTAAAAACACTGGCGGCGTTTCGGCTGAATTAGTTCGCCGACCGCAGCTTAGTGTAACGGTGATCGGTTCGGTTGGTCAGAATATGGCTGAAATCTACGACTTGCTTGATAGCGTAGTAGAAAAAATGAAAGTTGAGTTTTCGACTTGTGGCGTTCCATATATGAACCCTGCCGAGCCGATGACGTATCAAACGAGTGATGGCCGACCAGTTGCAGAATTGGACATTGCGTTTATCATGAGCCTAACAGAATAGCTTAAGGCTATAATGCAAGCTCTAACAATAGCTAATAGCTAAAGGGGTTTAAAATGGCTTTATGTGTCAATGCCAATGAGCATTACATCGGTCGCGGTGTAACGCTAGAAATTGCTTTCGGATGTCCCGATGCATTGCCTGCTGAAATCGATTATGGTTTCGCTGGTGCGTGCAATACGAAAGATATTAAGTTGGGCGCTGAGACTGTGGACGGTACTACAGACCGCACCACTGGTGGCGTGAAAGCGACATTCGTCACTTACATGAATTTCGAGGTGACGCTTGACGGCAAATGCCGCAAAGCAGACAAGGCCGACGAGAAAAATTCTGCATTGTTCAAGTATTACGCAGAAGAAATCCGTAACGCTCGCCAGCCTTCGGTTTGGGTGCGAGTGACCTATCCAGATATTACCGTGGTAGCTTATTGCGTGATTACTGACATGTCACGCTCTGCGCCGGATAGCGATATGACCACATTCAACATTTCACTCACAGCCACAGAAAGCGATTTCGGCGTGGTTATCACTGATACGGTATAAGGGGCTAAATCATGGCAGTTATTGCAGCAAATGCGCGTCGCGTCACAGTGCCGACTACGCTAAATAAAACGGTTCTTGGCGCGGCTGATACGCTTGTTTACAAGCAGACAGTCACGCAAGATTTGTACTTGCACAACACAACAGCGGGTAGTTTGACGCTGAATATTGACGGCAGCGCAGGCACGACAATCTCGCCACCGACGTTTGGTGGCACTGTTGACGTGTCAACAGGAAAGTCAATCTTTGTGGCGGCTGGTGCGCTTATTCTTGTCAACTTGCAATCGATTAGCGCGTTTATGCAAGGCACGGTGAATTGCACGGGCGCATCTGGGCTGACAGCTTGGATCACAGAAGGCTAATAAATCAGCTTAGCCCACTTAGGTGGGCTTTTTTACTTTAGGCAATCAGTGAAATCTGTGGTTTTTTTGATGCCTTTAATTGTTATCTCAAATTGAATATTTTCATGAATAAGTGCTTTAGGGTATGAGTCCATCGAAAATACAAATTTTTCAGTTTTATCATGATCGCTACCGTACTCTGAAAGGGTTGCATCTTGATTGTTATACGCAGTTTTAATTTCATCAAGCAGTGCAAACAAGCTATCAGATTTTTCTTTCATAATTTTTGTAAATTCATCGTGTTGCATAATTAATCCTTTGATTTTGTTGTTGATTAAATGTAAAGCAACGATGTTTTCATGTAAAGGCTTTGCCTATTTTATATAACTATGAAGCAAGAAAAGGCTATAATCTAAAACTATGAAAAGCCATCTATCAGCAGAGCATGGCCATGTGAGAGCGACAAGCAACGGCATTGCTTATCAGTTCTCGCCATCGTTCTCGCATATCGACCGCATAGGATCGCCAGAGGATATTGTTGAGGCCTATTCGCACCTTTATAGCTTATCTGCGAAGACGGCTGTACGCACGGCCATGCTGGTAATGAATTGCTGCTGCGATGATGAGCCCGAGCAATTAATCGGCTATCTCGATAATGATTTGGCGCGTGTTGGCGGTGAAATGCCGATTACTGAAATGATGATTATCGCCCGGCACTTGATGCAGCACGGCATTGTAGGGCTGGCAACAGCTAAAGAGTCAACAGGTCAATACTCGCCGCGCTTTGATGCCTCTGAATATGTTGATTCTGCGGTAATCCACTTTGGACTTAGTCAAGTCGAGGCGTGGGCGCTGACGATGACGCAGTTTTGCCGGATGCTTGACATGAAATTCCCGCAGATCAAAGAGCAGGCCAAGCGCGAGATAACCCCTGAAAAGTACGATGATATTGTGGCCGACTACGAAAAACTCCGCGCAATTCGACTAGAAAAAGCAAAGGCACAAAATGGCAACTGAAAACGTTGGCGGCGTATCGTATGAGGTAACGCTTGATACGTCGAAAATGATCGATGGGCAGAGGAAGGTTGATGCCGCCGTAAATAAAGTTGCTCAGACGATTAACAACGTCTCAAATTCCACAAACAATTACGACAATTCAGTTAAAAAGACTGACAACAGCGTGCGTAACTTCAATAAAACGCTGAACACCACAAACAACAATATTACGAATATTACAAACAATATTCAAAAGACTGATAGCGCACTATCGGCTATGGCTGGCGGCTTCCAGTTGACGGCACTAGCTGGCTCAATATTCATGATTGGTGACGGGTTACGCCAAGCACAAATCAGCGCGGAGAAGTTACGCAACACGCTTTACTTTTCCAATGATGGCAATATCGCTGGCATTGCTGACGACATGGTGTATTTACGCGAGGTAACGCAACGCCTCGGGTTAGACTTTGAGTCATCAGCGCAGAACTTTGCAAAATTCAGCGCGGCAGCGAAAGCGTCCGGCACTGAGGGCGCGGTAGTCCGCACTATCTTTGAGGGTATTTCTCAGTCAGCAACGGCGCTTGGCTTATCGGCGCAAGAATCCGAGCGCGCATATACCGCACTCACTCAGATGATGAGTAAGGGCGTCGTGATGGCCGAAGAATGGAAAGGCCAGCTATCTGAGTCAATACCTATTGCAAGCGCGGTAATGGCTAAGGCGTTGGGCGTTACTACGGCAGAGCTTTCCAAGTTAATCGAGGAAGGGAAGGTAGGAATACCTGAGCTTGAAAAATTCGCAGTAGCTTTAAAAGTTACAACTGCCGACGCAGCAAATGAAGCTGCTGATGGCATGCAGGCGGCGACAAACCGAATGGGCAATTCTTGGCTTGAGCTAAAGAAAACCATCGCAGGGTCTGGGTTCGCCACGCTGATTAAAAGCATAATGGATGCAGCAACGCAAAGCATGGATGGCTTCACCATGGCGATTAAACGTGCCAAAGATGAGGGCGGAGGTGCTGGTAAGCAAATTTTTGCAGGATGGAAAGAGGCAATGAAGTACGTGCCTCAAGTTGGCGCTGCTATTAATTTATTTAATGGCAAACGGTTAAGTGATACCGAAAACATGAATAAATTACTTGCAGACCAAGCTAAAGCCGTTGCAAAGGTTGATGCTGCAAGAATGGCATTTGACCCAAATGTATTGAGGACTGCAAATAGTGAGCTGGAGTCAATTACCAAAAAAGTAAACGCCTTTATGAAGGCAACAGGGGCGGGCGGAACTCTATCCCCATCAGGCGAAAATGTAGGCGCTACTGGTGGCAGTGTTGCGGCACTAAATAAACAAGCAAAAAATAGGGCTGATTCTATTGATAAATTCAATGCGGCACATGTCAGCAAAGAGCAAAAGAAGCTAAATGCAATTGCAGCATTAAACGCTGAGGCTGAAAAGCTTGGCATTAAAGGCACTGCGGCATACTACCAAGCACTAGCTGAGATCGAAGAAAAATACAAGCCAGCAAAAGGCAAAAAAGGCAAAGACCCTGCGAAAGAAAAGCAAAAAGAATGGGATCGAGTCAATAAAGAGCATCTTGCCGCCATAAAAAAGATGAACGACGAAGACGAGCTGCGCGCTGATGCTGCTGAGAAAATTGCAGAGAAAGAGCAAAAAGCTAACGAGGAAATAATTAAGAAAGGTCAGGAAACTGCCAAGCAAGTTGCTGAATCGCAAAAGTCGCCTGAGCTAATTGCCGCTGAGGAGTGGGGTGCAAAGCTTGCTGTGATTGAGGCTGCTCAGGCGCTAGACCTTGAAAACCAAGACGCGTACAACTTGGCTAAAATCAACGCTGAGCTTGAATATCAGGACAAAATAAATAATATTCGAACAAAACAGACTGATGATGCGCTTGCAAATGACATGCTTATTTTGAGTAGTGCGGCAAGCGGATTTGACCAATTAGCAGGGCTAGCGGAGCAGTACGCTGGGAAGCAGTCTGGAATTTACAAAACAATGTTTGCAGCGTCTAAGGCATTTGCATTGGCTAATGCAGGGGTTAATTTATGGAGCGCTATTTCACAAGTTATGGCTAATCCAGCTTCTATTAGCCCAGAGAAAAAGTTTGCAGATTATGCTGCTGTTGGTTCAGCAATGGGCGGCGTTATTTCCAGCATATCCAGCATGAATTACGGCGGCGGTCGGCAGTACGGTGGCGGAGTGTCAACAGACAAGTTTTACCGTGGTGGTGAAGTTGGCGCAGAAATGCTGATGGGGAATTCTGGTAAAAATTATTTCATTCCACCAGAAAATGGGAAGGTAGTACCGACAAATCAGCTTGGCGGCGGTGGTGCGGTTCAAATTAATATTACTAATACATTCTCTGCTGCTGATGTTTCTGCTACCGCTTCTCCAGATGGTAAAATAATTGCGATTGCAGTAAAACAAGCTGTAGCAGAAGTGGCTGGACAATTCAGACAGAATCAGGGTGATGTTTGGAGCGCGGCCAAGGCAGGATCAAATATCCAAGGGAGAACCGTTTAATGGCTATTGCATACCCTCTTGGGCTTGGCACGATTATCACTAGTGGGAAGTCTCGTAGCCGTCCCGCTAGCTTTACGCAGACTGACCCGCGACGTGGATCGCCGTACTTCCAAGAAATTGGCACCGATATTCCTGTGGTGTGGGACGCTACATTTAAATTTAGTCGTAGCGACCGAGTTCGTTTTTGGCTTTGGTTTACTCAGCCTCAATTTTTGAATGAGGGTAAAAATAAATTTATTCTACCGATTAAAACTGAGTTTGGATTAGTAGATTACGAATGCAATTTTTTGGCGGAAGGATTGATGCCGGTTAGCGAAGAGGGCGAGATATTCACGTATACAGCCAAGATTATGGCTCGCTCGCTGATTACGCCGCCTGATTTTAGCCTTGCCGCCGATATGATTGTTGGCCTTGAGGATTGGGAAATGTGGGCTAATTTTCTGGATCAAACCATTAATGAAGCGTGGCCGCTAGCATGACCAAAGAACAGTTCTGGACTCAGAAAAAATCGCTACCTGAATATTGGACGGTTACATTTTCGCATCCTGATTTTGGCGTTATCCGGCTGGCGGCAAATCAATTTACAGAAATTACGCTGCAAGGCAATGTATATACGCCGTGCCAAATGTCGATTAATCCGCCAGAGGAGAGCCGCACAAGTGAGCCGCAGCTTTCCGTTTCGTTCCCGCGAATTGTGGTCGGCCGAGATTTCAAAAACGCGTTAATGAGTATTTCATTAGCTGGGCAACAAATTCCAGTTGACGTTAATTTTTCAAAGTGGATCGGTAGCGACCTGAGCGTGCCGATTGAGTCGCACGATTTGTACCTGTCGGACAATGCGGGCGTGACGTTTGGCAATGAATCGGTGCAAGTCAAAGCCACCGATGACAATTCAATCCGGCGTGACGTTTCTGTAACGTATACCGCAGAGGAATTCACAGGGCTGATACAGATATGACGAAAAACGAATTCATCACTAAAGCTGTCGGTATGCCGTGGGTGCGCTGGGGCTCAGATTGGGGTGGCTGTGATTGCTACGGTCTGATAGTTTTATACTATCGAGAAGTGCTTGGTATTAGTTTGCCTGATGTTCCTAAAAAAAGTCTAGGTGAGGGGTTGGTAGAGATAGCGCACCAATGGGGTGAAGTTTCAGAAGCAGAAACGGACGGAGCATTTATTTCATTCGTGGATAATGAGCCTTCGCATGTTGGCCTTTATATCGGGCATAACCTCGTGCTGCACGCGCATGGAAGCCCAAACAACGTAGGATCGACGCGGGTGACTTCGCTAAAAATCATGCGCCGGACATTTGGCGATGTTAAATTCTATAGGTTGAAAACTGAATGCCTTTAATCATTTCGCGTGATCCGGCGGGCGCTAGTGGGCGTGACATTTACGAGCTGGATACCAGCAAGACGATTCAGCAAAACATTGAGACACATTTGGAGTCTGGCTTTGATGCTGTGCTGTGGATTAATGGCATTTTGGTTGAATCTCCGCTTGATTGCGCTGATCTTGATCGGCTCGCGACTGTGCTTGATGATGTGCGCGTTGGGTTGAGGCCAGAAGGCCTTGATCCTATTTCTTGGGTAATCCTTGGGCTGTCTCTGGCAGTGTCAGCGGCTTCATTCTTTCTTCTGCCAAAACCAGCCATCCCAAACGACATGGGAGCAGGAAAGGACTCGCCAAATAACCGATTTACCGGGCAAACAAACCTTGCGCGGCTGTATCAGGCGATTCCAGATATTTACGGGCAGATTCGCGCCTATCCTGACTTGATCCAGCAAAGCATTATTGAGTACGTGGACAATCTAAAGCGCATTACTGAGTGGGTTTGTGTTGGCCGTGGCAAATACACGCTTGAACAAATCCGCTACGCTGAGACGCTGCTTTCTGATATTACAGGCGCGAGTTATGAGGCGTTTTACCCTGTTGGAGGTGTATATCCAGAATATGGCACAACAACAGTGAGTGACATTTACGAATCTTTTGAGACGCCGGACGTAAACGGGCAAGAGCTGGAATATGCAATCCCTTATCCAATGCAATCAGAAAACACAGCGGTGATAGCCACGGTAATGGCGAGTAGCGTATTTACTTTGACTGTGCCTATCAATATTAAATGGGCACAACTAATCGAGCTATTCCCTTTTTTGGGTACTGCGCTAGTTTTTGCAAAGCTTGACGTCGATTCATCCACGCTAATCAATGCAAATTGCGATTGCGTTAGCTATACCAGCGGCGGCGGCGATTATGTGTTTACCTTTAACGCGCCATCTGCATTTGCTAATACGTCTACAGTGGCCGTCGATGTTGAAATAACGCCAAATAAAGCGACGCTTAATCCAACAAATACGTTTAATCTTCCTGTCGAGTTAAATACAATTCGCTGGAATACGGTGTTTCTTCGCGGCTTAAAAGGAACGGTGCAAATTCGTGCGACGTGGTTCAAAATTGACTCGGGCGGTGTTGAAATAGGCGGCACACGGCAATCGCAAACGGATACGTTTAGTCGTGACACATTCAACGCGCAATACTTCACAACTACAGTTACGCCATCTGCTGGGCTTGGGCGTTATCGCATATTCTTTGAGCGATTGACCGCGCAAATTGGCGACCAAGGCACTGACGTTGCAAAGCTAGAAGAAGTTTTTGCAATGAAGTATTACGCCTACAAGGAATTTAAAGGCGTGACGATCATGCGCCTAACCACTGTGGCTACAGAGTCGGCTACATCGGGGCAAGAGCGGAAATTCAATGCTGTGGTGACGCGCCATGTGCGTGACTTCGGTGCTACCGTTTGCACGCCATCGCGCAGCTTTGCCCGTGCAATTCTGCATCAGTTTGTCGCTATTGCAAAATTCGATATTGCCAAGCTTGACGTGGCTACTCTGCAATTAGTTCAATCACAAGCCCCGGGCGAGCTAGGCTATTTTGACTTTAGCTTTGATGATAAAGACGTTTCGCTAGAGGATCGTTTGCGCACGGCGGCTAATGTGGCGCGGGTGCAGGTATTCCGTGACGGTACGCAGCACTCATTTGTACGCGACCAAGCTGGTGCTGGATTCCCTGCTGTGCAGTTTGACTACCGCAACTTAGCTGCTGATGGCGACAGCACGATTACTTATCGCGGGCATTTGCCAACTTCATTCGACAGCATCGAGCTTGAGTATGTGAATCCAGCGGACAACAAAAAAGCCATTGTTAAATTGCGAGTGAATGCGTCGGGCATGGTCGAGCCCGGCACTGGCGCGCGCGCAAGCAAAATTCAATTGGCCGGATGCCGCAATGTAACGCAAGCCACAAACCGCGCATACCTTGAAGCAAATAAACTGATCTATCAGCGCACTAGCGTATCAGATACTGCGCTTAAAGACGCGGCGCTAGTCGGTATTGGCGAAGTTTGCCGATGGGTTGATCCGAATGATTTCTTTGGCGATGACGGCTTGCAGGCTGGCGAAGTAATGGATATTTATGGCACGAACATCACAACAAGCGAGCCGATTCACTGGAACGGTAACGCATCTGGCCGCGTTATTTTTACAACAGCCACAGGCACAAGCTTATCGCCTGTAGTCTGCACACCGCGCATTGATGGCGTGAACGGCTTCGTTGTGGCCAGCCTGCCAAGTGGAGTGTATTTGTCGGATGGTTCAGACATTCAACTAGGCTCTCGCTATTCCGTCGGCGTCGGATTAACTGATGAAGAAATCCAAAAAGCAGGCTTATACACGCTTACTTCTAAAAAACCAAGTGAGAATGGTACAATTGCGATAGAATTAATCAATTACGACGAACGCATCTATAGTTTTGATTGATGGAGATTAAATGACAAAAACACCTGTGTTTTGGCGTGCTGATACTTCGATGATTTGGATCATTGTTGCGATCGCCTCTTTGTGGATTGGCGCAATGTGTTTTGTGCCGGGGCAGACCATGGTTCAGATCACATACAAGAAAGCGTTAGGGGTTATGCCGCAACAGGCTTGGGGTACGGTGTTTTTGATTCACGCCATTGTTAGTGCGGCTTATTTGTCATTTTGCAATACTAGAATAGTTGGCATTGCTGGATCATTAATCGGAATTGCTGCTTGGCTGCTTATGCTTAGCTCAATGATGCACACGATACATAGCTGGATGCCATTGGGTGGTGAAATGGCAATTGTTTTTGCATGCTTTTTTTTGTGCATTCGCACGTTGACCGATGAATGAGGTAGCCAGCGCGGTAGTTGCCAGCGGCCTGCCTAATTGGGCGTTTCAGTCCATAGTCGTGATGATTCTTGGAATCATGGCTGGGGTTGGTGGCGCAACAGTGCGAAAGCATAATGCAGGGGCTAAGAGCCAGGAGGCAGAAGCTAACACCGATGCGGCACAAAGCGAGGCAGCGCAAACACTATATGAGCATTACGGAAAAGAAATTGAGGAGTTACGCCGAGATTATAAGGAGATTAGTTTTCGCTTGGCTGGCATGGCTAATGAGCTGGCATCGGTAAAGGGTGATTACAAAACATCGGCATTTAATGAGCGAAAGTATCGAGGTGCATTTTCTGAACAATTGCATATTTATACTGACTTAGCGCAACATTCACGCGGCAAGGTTGATCCTATTGAAATGGTACGAATTGACGGTCGGCAAACTGCTTTAATGATGAAGTTGGCGGGATACACGGAGACGATGGATGATTTATAACTGGCGGAAGGCGTGGAAGTTTTGGAGCTTGCAACTGCAAGCGGTTGGGCTGGCGGCGCTGGCATTCCCCGAAGTTCTGCTTGATGCGTGGCAATACTTGCCAGACAACATCAAGGCCATGCTGCCAGATGAATACGCCTCTGTTGTGGGCTTGACGCTAATTGCAGCAGGCATGATTGCACGACTAATTAAACAGGAAAAAGTCCATGAGAAAAAATCCTAATCAGATTTTTTTTGCATGGCCTGCTCTCCGGTCATGCCGTATGTTTTTATGCGGCCATAAATTGTTGAGCTATTTATTCCAGTGTGAATGCTTGCTTCTAGCAGATTCCACTCTCTGCCAAAAGCCTGAAATTTAAATGTGTTTCTTTTGTTGTAGTCTTGCTCTAGCTTTGAAGCCCATCGGCAGTTTTCTTTGCTATAGCCTTTTTCATTGTCAATTCGATCTAGCGTGTATAAATTTGAAGGTCTATTGCCCATATCAACAAGGAAACAATGAAAACCACTAATTTCTCCGTTGCCGAACATCCATCTATCGCAGACGGTTATGCCTCTGGCTCCGTACCTGATAAAATCTTTTCTGCTTGGATTGTAGCAACGTCTTTTCATGTCAGACCATATTTGTTGCTCTGTTTGATTGGATTTGCCATGTTTAGTGTTTTTTATTTTTGCAGCATTAGCAAGCGCTTTTTTTCTTTTGCATCCGCATCCTTTGGACTTGTTGGACTTAACATCGTAGCCAACTACTTTTCTAACTACGCCACAACAGCATTGACAAATCCAATATTTGCCCTGTTGTTCAATTACAGACCAGTCGTTATATATAATCATGATAGGAGTCCTTGGCTATGAATGATAATGTAGCATGGATAAACGAGGCTCGCAAGTACATAGGTGAGTCAGAGCTTAAAAATGGAAATAGCCCGTTTATTGTTTCGCTTTGGAAAAAAATAAAAAGAGGCGGGATAAAAGATCAAAAAGTGCCTTGGTGTGCTGCATTTGTTGGGGCTATGTTGGAAAATGTCGGAATTGTTTCTAGTCGATATGAGTCTGCAAAATCGTATTTAACGTGGGGCGTAAAGCTTAACAATCCGGTGTATGGCTGCGTTGTCGTTTTCACGCGTGACGGCGGCGGTCACGTTGGCTTTGTAGTTGGAAAAACTGCATCTGGTGACTTGCTTGTACTGGGCGGAAATCAAGGCGATGCAGTAAATGTCCGAGAATTCCCAACTGCGCGAGTTAGCGGCTATCGATACCCTGCTGGCGAACCAATACCAAATTACCCATTGCCAATCGAAAGTGCCAGCAAAACTACAGGCGAGGCCTAAATTAAATGACAACTCCAACAACCAAGCCAGTGCCATCAAATGACCCGCGTGACCTACTTTTTAACGCTGAAAAATTAGACCAGCTTTCAAATACTAACGGCTATCTTGTAAACCGCGTTGGCAACTCAATACCTACGTATATCACTGCCATTGCAGAGCTTGGATTTAATGCGCCAGTTACGTTTGCATCTGGAATTAATGCGGACAGCTCGCGCATTACGGTTGAATACAGTGGTGACCGATACTTTGCGCGGCCTGACGCCACGCCATTTATCACAACTGGCACGTTTAATCCGGCGCAGTGGTCAATATTCAATGAAGATTTCCCCGGCTCTAATGTTCCACAGCTTGATAGCTACACCCTTCTCCGTGCATATGCTGGGTCGGCAACCCTAGTGTATGTTACTGGGTTTTTAATTGCCTTATCACCTGTTGGCATTGCTGGTAATTTTGTCTATGACCCATCGGACACAACAAGCGCGGACAACGGAGGGACAATTATTGTTGGCTCTGATGAGCGCAGATGGAAACGCAGGGATGCAACTACAATAAATCCATTATGGTTTGAGGCTACTGGGAAAGGGCTTGTTGACGATTACGCCAACATGAACAGAGCTGCGCAGTTCGCAGCAAAGAACCACATGATACTGGACATCCCTGACGGTGTGTTTCTAATGTCCGACACAATAACTATCGACTACACGGCGTTAGGTATTACTAATTTCCGTTGTCGCGGCCTAGCGTCTACGACTGGGGTTGCATCTGCTTACGCCCCAGATCGGGCAGGAACTACACTAATAATGACGGGTGGAAATAAGCCAATTTTTTCACTTTTACTGAACAATTTCTTTGCTGAAAATTTCGTATTTAACGGTATTAATTTTCTGCATGGTAATTTTTACCCCGCTGCGCAACCAAAAAGCACACTCCCCGCTGTTTATGTTGAGAAAGGGGTAACTGGGAATGTCTCGTTAAACCGATATACAACAGATAACCTTTTTATAAATTGTTCATTCGTTTGGTTTGCAGCGGCCGTATTGTTTAAGGGTAGATATTTAGCACCTGACCCATTAACTTATAACTACTATGGCCCTACAAAGTTTGAAAATTGTAGCTTAGTAAATAATACAAATAGCGTAGTTATGGAGGATTGCACATTTAACTATCTTGTATTTGATACCTGTCAATTATTTGGTTCTGACGGAGCAGGTATTGACATTAGAAAATCAGTTGGTGGGACGGGTGGTACTGTTCAAGCAACATTCAGGAATACACTGTTTGAGGGGCTGAAAGGTATATTTAGGATTGATGGGGTGGTCGGCGCTCGCAACTCGTTTTCTTTCTATGATTGCCAGAGGGAGTTTTGCCAGCCCTTTTCTGGGGCAAGTCCGATGGGTACACTCACAAATACAGACCTCCTATTTTATGGGATGAAAGATAAAGCCATTGCATACGGCGAGGATGCATTGATTCGCATTGATGCTGGTAATACGATAACTAGCGACACTCCGATGTCAGTAAACATGTTCGGGGGCGCTACAAATAGCAAAGATCAGATTAATGTCATTGCGGCAGAAACTTCGATCGGCGTTGGAGAAACAAAAACCGTTCAAATATTGACTACTGACACCACGTCAAGCGCAAGAACTGCGCTTGGAAATATAAGGGTCGTGTTGAATAGCGGAGCATCCGGTGTTGTTGATATTTCATCAGTTGGACAAAAAAATGGCACTACGTATCAGCATGCTCAAGGTGTTTTGCCTTCGTTCATTACAATAGCCGCATCAAATCCAGCAGGGACGTTGTTTAATTTCATTATTAATAATACTACTGGTGGCATTATCTACGTAGGTATTGACGGGGAATTCGGTGGCAGCTCATGGTCTATTTTAGTAACTTAACTATATTGCAGGATGGTATTTATGTCAGAAACTAAACTATTGGCCGATAGCTCGGTTGGTTTGAATGGTGTGATGGTTGAGCGTGATAATCGCAGCGTAGCGGTTATTGAGTTGATCGTTACGGCGGATGGCGCGTGTGGTGCTACAGCGCAGTTATTTGGCTCAGTAAACGGCGCGGCCGGAACGGAAACTGATCTAGGTTCTATCACAGCAAGCGGAACGAATGCGGCGTCAGTGATTGATACTGTCGAAGTGCCGTACCGATTTTTCCGTGTGGTGCTATCTGGCGTTACTGGCCCGAACGCACGCGCAATCTGCACGCATTCGAGTACGTAATGATTAGCTTATCTACTTTTATTTTGCGTTGGTGGGTTAAGCCGTTGCTGATCGGTTCAATTTCAGCGGCGGCATCAATCTTTGTAACTTCGCTTGTCTATCGCGTTGAGATAGCAGAAATAAAAAGCGGTTATGATCAAAAACTAATTTCTGCTCAAAATGAGGCAAAAAAAGCACAAAAGAAATTTGACGATGCAAATGCTAAGTTAGATGCAGAAGGATCAAAACGATTACAGGATAAAGAAAATGAGCTCATCAAATTACGCAATTCTGTTGCTTCTGGCGCTGTCCGGCTGCGCGTCGCAGCCCGTTGCAGTGGATTGCCCAAAGCCTCCAGTACCGCCAGCGTGGGTTATGAAACCAGCCCAGAACTTGATCCCACTGTTAGACCAGCTTATTTTGCCCTCAGAAGTGGAATTGTCGAACAAACCGAGCAATTGACAACTTGCCAAGCAATTCTAAAAGGGATCACAGAATGAATTTAATTGCAAAGCTTCAAAAATATGCGGGGGTTAATAATGTTTAATCAAAATGCAAAACGCAAACAAACTGATGTTTTAGTTCCAAGCGAAGAAAATGGTACTCGCATCACGTCGCTATCAGTTAGAGAGGGTTTAAATGAAATTATTGTCACAAACGAAAATTTCATTAGTCAATTTTCTGTAGGGGTTTTGGGTGTAGTTGCGACAGATGGTAAAAGATGGCTTCCTGTCGAAGTTCGGCCAGATTCGACTTCTGAGCTATTGACGCTATATATTGATGCGCCGCGTGGTTGCACTTCGATTACGCTTTATGAGTTTCCAGAAGCGGCAATCGAGGCAACTCAATCGCTTACGCCTGTTACTTTTTCTTATCAAAACACAGCACTCGCATTGTCCGCAAGTCACTCGCTTGCTGCGGCAAATAACCCGATTCTGTCATATGTCCACCCTTCTATTGTTTATTTTCCCGATGGCTGGAATGGTAAAAAGTATTGGATGACTGCGACGCCGTGGTCGGCGGCTGGCACATGGCCTTCTGAAGACGTTTACGAAGATGCAATTCTTTTTAATACCGACGACAGAACTGGTGCGTGGACTCCGGTTAACATTAATGCATCTGGATTCAACAACCTAACTGCGGCAAACTCAGTTGCCGGGCGTGTTTCAACAGATACTCGCCTTTGTTACGATGAGCAAGTCAATATCCTGTATGCGTACTTCCGCGTTACGACTAGTGGCGTTGAGACGATCCACCGCATTCAAACCTCGAATGGCGGTACATGGACAAACGCCGCAGGAACGCAAGGTGCGTGGGATAACGTAACGCTCAACGGTAACTTGGATTGGACTGCTGGAACTGAATTAGCCATTGGCACTGGTTGCCTATCACCGTCAATTGTAAAGACTGGCGAACAATGGGATATATGGGCTACAGCTTACGAGATTGACGGCTACAACGACATTGTTCTGCGCCACGCAACTTCCCTTGACGGGCTTGCTTTCTTTGGTGGGAAATGGACAAAGCCATTTCCTAAAAACTTCCAAGGCGTATGGCATCAGGATGCACAATATGACCCTGAGAAAAATCAGTGGCTAATGCTCGGTCAGTTACAAGGCAGTTCGAATATCGGCGCTTCCGGCTCTACAAACTCAAATATTCAGATGTTATTCACATCGGAAGATAAAGAATCGTGGAAGATGTGGGACGTTCCTGCGGCTATTTCTGGCGTTGATCCAGACACAAATAGAAGCTGCAATTGCTACAAGGGAGCACTACTGTATGAAGGCGATGGTAAGTGGGTAATTGCTACTTCATATCGACTAAAGAGCAGTAATCAATACAGAGTAGCCTTTTCACCTGCTGTCGTCTTGAACACGAAGCAGCCACGCGCAAGCCGTCCTGTAGTCGGCGTTTTTCATGAGTCTCAAGGCCGCTGGTATCGTGATGTTTCCGTCTCAGGTTTAGGGATTATTCAGCGCGAGCCTGCTTGGTACAATCTTGGCGTTAACTCGGTTGCTTCTGTATCAAATAAAATTCTCAGTCTGCGTCGGGGCTCTGGCGCGTGTGCGGCGGCGTGTGGTACTCGTTGGAAGCGGGCATTTAAATTAAAGTCACGCCTCAAGCTGGCTACGCTGACGAGTACGCTGCGGTACTCGCACGAAATCACGCCTAATCTAGGTTTTTGGTTTGACGCGCCAAACTCGCGGGTACGCTTGTCGGGTGACGACACGGCAACAGGAAACTGGACGCCGACTACTGCGTGGATGGACGTAGATATGGTTTGCGACCGAAGTACGTTTGATTCAGGCGATTCTTTGACTACAACAGGAACGACAAACGGGACTGTAAATGTGACAGTGGGTAGCTCTACGGCCTTTTACAAAGGCGAAAAAATGCTTATCGCTGGGGCTGGCGTGGGCGGCTCTGACTTCATAGCAAATATCGTTAAAGTGGTTTCGTCAACAATCGTGACACTAGACGCAATACCGCCAACTAACGTAACTGGCGCAGTGGTAAAGGTCACTCGATATGTGCTTTGGCTGTACATCAATAACGTTCAAGCCCACAAGCTGCTACTAAATATTATCCCAACGTTTTCCGCCCACATGGGCTTCCTTGCGTCGGGATCGGTGGCTAATACTGATGGAGCTGATATTCTTTACTGCTACCAGCTTCCGCTCGATACGAATCAAGTCTCTCTTTAAAACAACGCCCCTTAACTGGGGCGTTTTCTATTCTGCCTTTCTCTTCCCCGCTGCAATTTCAATCGCCCTTCGAACTCCATCTGCTAATTCTTTTTTGTCGCTCAATTTCCTAGTCTGCCTCGCATGCCAAGCTCACTCGCTGATTTGATCGAGCCAGAAGAAATAGATTAAAAAGAGGGGCGCAACGCCCCTTTTTTTCATGCGCGTGATTCGGGTGCTATTTTGCGCTTTGGCTTATCTTGCGCCTCTTTCCATGCGTCGTATGCGTCGTGCATCGGGTTAGCATATTCCACGGCCTGCTCAACTTTTTTACCAGTTGGTGTAATCATTTTCTGGCGGTTCGCTGCTTGCACCATTGATGAACCATTGGCGTAAATGCCTTCTACATATTCGTCCGCTGTGCGTGATGTGAAAAATAGCGGTAGTTTTGCAAGTACGTCTTTTACGCGTTGAACTGAGTTAGCCGTGCAAGCTATGCTCGCCGCTTTCCCGCCGTCTGCACGCTCAGCTTTGCGCTTTTTGATAATCTGGATTTGGCTTTCTGCCTCGCTTTCTAGTGTTTGTCCGGTTACAAATAAACGCTGATCCAATGCCATTTTGTCCGCCTCTTGTTGTGCTAAGTCGCTTGCTGCTTCATCGTGTTCAAGCGCGTAAAGATTGATCTTGTAACGCAAATTTGATTGTGCTTCGATTGATTCTTTGGCCTGCTTAATCACGTCTTTGAAATTTTCGTAAGTGAGGAATGGCTGGCCAAGCTCTGGCATTTCCCCGAAGCTAGCGACAATCCCACTCTTGCGGTTCATTTCTACTACACATTTTTGCGCGTGCTTATATGCGTCGGCAAAGTGGTACGTGGCTGCTGATTTAATCTGCTGGCTACAAAACTTATCCAGTTCAAGCAGCGCTTTTTTCTGCCCTGTGCTTAAATCCATGTTTAGGATTTTCTTGAAATACGCCGTCTCCGCTGCGTGTTGAATAGCTTCTAGCGTGTTGTCGCCAACAGATGACGCAACCTTTGCCAGTTGCGCTAAATTGCGCGACAGAATGCCAAAGAAACACAACACATCGAGACACACCGAAGTACCCGCGCCGTTTACCATTTGATAAACATGAACCGATAGCAGGTTGCAATACATCTGCGCCAGCTCGCTATTAAGTGGCTTCGCTGCTTCTTTCAGCACTTCCTTGTTGTGCGCGTTCAGCAATATGCGCTCTGTTTTCTTGGGATCGTATTGCTTCGTTCGCTTCGCTTTTTGTTTTGCCATTTTTCATCGCCTGAATGATACGATTCCGGCGCGAGTAACACGCCGAAAATCGCTGTGGGAGTGAGTTACGTTTCATTGAAGATTAGTTCCGACTCGTGCAGCTTCATAATCGAAGCCGCATGGCCTTTGTGAAGCGACTGAATGATTTCTAGCTTGTGCGTGGTTTTAGGATCATGCACAGCGTAGAAGCGCACCCAGTAATCGCCGTGTTTGGCTCGTTCGGTAGCTAGGCCAATTTGTTTCGCGCGATGGCCTGACGTTACTGTGACCACTTGCGGTAGGTTCATGGCGCGTTCCCCGCTTCAATGTTGTTTGCCCACTGCTTCACTTTTGCAGCCATGACGATGATATCGTCTGCCCGTGCCGCCCACGCAGAATCGAATCCAGCAACAAACTGCATCGAGCAAGCGATAACCGTCATTTCCTCCGCTAACGAATCAAGGTTAAGCGCGGTTTGAATCTTTGCGTCATCGATTCGTCTTGTCAATGCAATTTGTGTATTGTCTGTCATGGCTTACCATTCCTGTTTGAAGTGGCGAGAAAATAGTGGGTCGTTTAGCTCTGCGCATGTGGCAAACGGAATGTCATCTTCAAAATCATCAAAATTACGCGCAGGCTTTTCTTGCTGCTGTGCCTTAGGTTCATTTGCCTGAGATTGATCTGGCGCCGGCTGGCGCTGCTGCCCTTCCTGCTTGCCGCCGAGCATCTTCATTTCATCGCAAATAATTTCGGTCGTGTAACGATCCGCGCCAGTTTGTTTATCTTGCCACTTACGTGTTTGCAGCTTGCCTTCAAGATAAACGCTTGATCCCTTTACTAGGTACTGTCCTGCGATTTCGGCAATCTTCCCGTACATGGTGATGTTGTGCCACTCTGTTTTTTCTTGCTTCGCACCAGACTGCTTATCCTTCCACGATTCAGTGGTTGCCACCGAGAAATTGCAAACCGCGTTCCCGTTTGGCATAAACTTAACTTCTGGATCTTTACCAAGATTACCGATGATTAAAACTTTATTGAGTGAGGCCATTATTTGTCCTTAAAACTGATGTGCTGCGTTAATCCGGTCGATTTGTTTGAGCATGTACTGCTGAGCTGATTTGACTTTTTCAATCATAAAAGCTTCTTTCTCCATGTCGCGAGTGTATTCGCAAACAGTCAGGCGCATTTTTGGCGGCAAATGTGAAACACGGTGCAGATCTTCTTGCTCGTAACGGATTAAATCATCTGGAGTGTCAACTAAGCCATAAATTACTCGCCCGTATTGCTTGTTAAACAAACGGAAATACCCGCGAATTTGCCATTCGTATTCGTCGCTATGCGCTTCCTCGGGAGTAACTGGGAATGTATCAAGTGACCATGCGTTTTTTACATCGATCACAGTATCTTCAAGAAGTAAATCAGGTTCGCCCGTGATAAATTCATCGCTGCGGCGCTCTGTGTTTTTTTCAAGGAACATGCCGAAAACTTGGTTTACAAGATCAATGAGAGACTGCTCGCACTCAATACCTTTTTTGAAATACTTGATTTCCAAGTTTTTCCTGTAGCAGTAAATAATTTCCTTTGCTAAGCCGTTTAAATAGGTTTTTGCCGAGGCAGATAGAATCGTTTGTTTGTAAATCTCAAGCGTCTTTTTTTCTTCATCTGTGCGCTTTTTGCTATCAACAATTGCTCTGATATGTGCTGGCGCATCTTCTGGAACTGATTGCGCCGAGCCCATTATCTTTCCAAGACTTGAGCAGCGAATAAGTGGCTTATCCATTTTGAGCCTCGACTAATTTTTGTAGCGCCAGTTCGCCAGCTTTGCGAATCTCTGCAAGTTGATCCTCTGTAGCGCCTTCTGATTTGCATGTATTGACAGCTGTTTCAACGTGGGCAGGCGCTTTAACACGCCGCACCCATTCCATGCGTGCGGCATGGTCATATTTAGGCGTAATGTCTTTCTCTGCCAAACCTTCGCCACCTTCGGTATCCATGTGATGAATCGCGTTATCAAGGCGCTCGCGGCGCGGCCAGTATTTATGAGCTTGCTTGACTACGGTTTTCTTTGCCATTTCTTCGAAGTCGGTTAGCCACGGCGATGATTTGCCAGCCTTTACGGACTCAGAGCGCTGCTTGATTGCGTTGATCGCGTCGATGGTCATGGTATGCGTTAAATAGTCGCCTGAGTCGGTCTTAACGACCACATAAGCGCCTACAATATCGCCGCGCTGATCTGCACTGCTGAATGGGTTGCACTTGTGCGTTGGCGCTTCGTTTATCGCGTTAAGCTCAAACACGTCATTGGCGCGAACAATGCGCGATTGCCCCCACTCGATAGCGCCGCTGATCTGCGCTAGGTGCATCATGCCCATGTAGCTAATATCGAGGCAGATAACCCCTTTACGTGGCACTAAGTATGCTTGTTTGCTTGCTGGGTTCAGACTGATGCCAATAGCTGCGATATTAACAATTGCCGCTTTCAGCGCGTTAGGATTGCCCATCGCTACTTTTAGCGTGTAATCATTGCCCTGCAAAATCTGCATTGCAAAGCCAGCCTCACGCTCAAACTGAACACTATTATCAACGCTGACGTTTGCAAATTCAGCGCTGGTGTTTTCGATAACGACCCGCGCCGCCTGTAGTTGAGTACTCATAATTCACCTTGTCTTTTCATTTATTTCAAAATTTCGCGCTCTTGCTGTGATAGCGGCGCGCCGTGGTTTGCGTCGTTCATAATTTAATCGCCTCGGAAATAATCATTAGAAACAAACACAGCGCCATTGCGCCAAAAAATATCAGCGCAGAGTCTAGCGCGTATCGGAATAAGCGTTTCACTGTAACCTCGCTAAAACTGGCTTCCCTTCATGAAAACGCCCGGTGTATAAATATCCACTTTTCAGGCATTTTTTTGCGTAATGCTCTAGTGATTCATTGTCATTTTTTAAAAATGATTCGATTAATTCGTCATATGAAAGCATGATTCAATCCCAGTCTTTGCCACAGGTTGAGCAGACTTGATGTTCTTCATCTTCTGCCGTTTGGATTTCGTTGCAATGTGGGCAGCGTAATCCGTCATATATTGGTGGATCTATATCGTTGTCATCCATTTCACGGTCAATATCGGCTGGCGTGCAGCCATCTGGATAAGGTGAATTACTCATAAATATCTCCGTTGAGTAATGCCCGCAGATACGGGCGTGTGTTTAACCAACACGGCGGGGAACGGAAATACTGCGACTACTCACCGCGGTACGCTTCGTCGTTTTCAAGCCATTCCCCTGCGTGGTGGTGCTGTCTTTCCAGCTGTCATGGCTACTGTGCTTTATAGCGGAACTTTCTAGCCAATTCCCCGCTACTCGATTCAGACTATACCGAAGCACATCGAGCTGCTGTACGGAGAGAACTTATTATGACGGACGATAATTTGAGCTTTCAATTTCAGCAGCAACAACATCAGCAATTGATCTTTCAAAAGCATAACCAAAACTTTATCAAGCGATGGTGTGATGGCTGGAGAATCCAAATCAGACGATACTTTTTTCTTTACAAGGCCAAGTTTTATTGCTTCTTCACTGTGAATTGCAAAGGATTTACGTTCCGCTGCATCATAGTTATTGCTAAGTTTTTGCGTCTGGCGGTCGTAGTTAATAGGTAGCGCCTCAATGGATACATTTACAAAAACAAATTCATTTTTATTCGTGCTTGACTTGCCGGATACATCGCAAACGTAAGTAGTAATAGTTGCCATTTTTAAAATTCCAAAAGTTAAGTTACTGTTAAAAGTTTCACCCATCGACGTTCAGCTTATTTGGCTGGCGTCTCACCTTGTGCGATTAAGTCCACTGGACATCGAAGCTAAGCCTATTCATAAGGCCGACGCAACGCGCTGCGGTTGGGTGTTTTGTGTATCTATCGACTTGTTAAAGATCGGTGCCGTGTTGTGTTGCTGGCATGAGCTGAAATATACGCGGGTAGATTCGATAGCGCAAGAACTATTTGTATTTTTATTGATAATATTTTTATTTGCAAAGATACCGTAAAGAGAATATAGTTAGGGCATCTTAACCAAGGGGTACGGCATGACAATTAAGGAAGCAGCAGCGAAACTAGGCTACACACCAAACGGTGTATTAAAGATGATTAAGCGCGGTGATCTGGTGGCGACACAGCCAGGGCGTGAGTGGAACGTGAGCGCGGCAAGCGTGGCGCGTGTGCTTAAACAACGGGAGTCTAAAAAATGAACGACCAAGAGCGTGAGGTTTTAATTGCAGATGCTTTGGCTGATTTTATTAAAAAACCAAATCGTAACAATCAAATGCGGTTATGTGAGCTTGTGAAAAAAAGAAGCTATGAGCAAATAACCAAAATGGAAATTGAGTATGGGCTGAAAAATGGCTAGGATTCGATCCATAAAGCCTGAATTTTGGACGGATGAAAAAATCGTCGAATGCTCGCCGATTGCTCGACTACTGTTCGTTGGTATGTGGAATTTCTGCGATGACGGTGGAAATCATCCCGTTAGTGTGAAGACGATAAAAATGGAGGTATTCCCTGGCGATGATTTTTCTGTTGCTCAAATTTCAGGTTTTATTGGTGAATTATTAAACCAAGGATTGATAGCTGAATATGAGGCAGAAGGCCGTAAATACTGGCATGTAATGGGATGGGCTCACCAAAAAATAGACCGTCCTAATAAGAAATACCCTTGTTTCGACGAGAATTCGACGATAGTTCG